AGGAAGTCTACGATAAAGTGTTTTACTGAGAATAGAATCAGCAATAGTAATTGAGTAGTCATGGCTTATTGTAATAAAAAAAGAGAATCCTGTCAATAGAAGCCACTGTATCGTTTATCCAAATTTACTTTAATAGAGTACCATTCTTGTATTTTGCCATGATTGAACTAAATTTTTCTTTAGTTCTAAAGCGTAGTGCGGCTCTGTTTGCTCTTGATAGTGGTCTGATACCATGCGGCCAATGACTGTTGAAAATTGTGCCATAGTTTGAACCATAGTAATGAGTGTGAAGGATGTCCTCATCTTTGAGAATGTCCTCGAAACTATGTGTCTCGCCCTCAACATAATCTACTTTAGAGCGATCATAAAAATCAATAGGCTGAAAATCCTGTTCAGGTATGATTGGAAAAATCATGGTTGAACTAGCATAGTAATCAACATGAGGCTCAAAATAAAAATCTGTTACCCTATACCAATTTATGTCAACACTGTATGGATTTATAGGTTCGTCTAAGTTTAGGCGTTCCGCAATATCTCTTACAATTTTAAAGTCTAGTAGATTGACGCTTAGATGACTTTTTGTGGGATCAATCATCATATGTTCGCCGTATTGAACCACTACGCCTTTGTACTTATTGATATCATTGATATCATATTCTTTTTTCTCAACGTCACCCCACCAAGGAAGACCTTTAATTCTAAAGTTTGGCTTTAGTTGCTCGAATAGCTCTTCCATCTTAGAGCGGTCATAATTTAGTTCAGGAAGGTCTAGTACAAAGTCGTCAGTATTCATGCTGTTATTTAGTAAAAAGAGGGCCGAAGCCCTCTTTTTACTTTTTGGCGTTAGCACGAACCTCATCGAAGGTAATTTCGTTGAGTAGTTCTCCGTCACAGTAAACAGTTTGTAAAACTTCATCCCAACGCATACCACGGTCAGTCCAGCCCTTAGGTTGTTCGACGCCTGAGCGATACTCGCCGCCAGATTCCCATAGAACAACACGACCTGCTTTAGACTTCTTGCCAGGGTCAGTGACAGGATCTTTCTGAACGTCAAACCATTCAGTCTTCCAACCACTACCCAAGTCACCATCTTCTACCCAGATATCACGACTCATTGCTGAACACTTCATTGCGAACTTTTGAGTATCCCGATCGACCTGTTGAAGTAGAGCACCACCCATACCGAAAGCGATGTTATCAGCACTCCATCCCATAGCCATGAGTGCTCCGAGGATGCTACGAATAGTAAGCTCGTTAACACCATCACCCTGGATAAGGCGAACGTTATTGAGGACTTTGAATCCTTTTGCGTTTGTAGTGTAGCCGAATCTCTCTCCTAAGATTTCAATCAACTTGCGGTTAACTTCAACAGGGTCACCGCTGTCAGGGCGAATAACAACAGTGGCACCGCTATCAACAACTTGTTGACGAAGCTCTTCTCCCCAAAGTTTACTAGCGGCATTATAGATGTCATAACTATCAGATACGACAGCCACAATAGCCCCAGGCTTTGCAAATTGGGTAAGCATATTTCTGTAAGCATCTACTTCACCATCACGGCCCCAACTGGTAATTGTTGAGTGTTCTGCGGCAGGGATACTGAAACCAGCAACACCAGCGTTATAAAACTCACGAGCGTACAGTAGCCCAGAAATTGTATCGCTACCCATAAAGTTGACAAGGTGTGCCGCTCCACCAATACCGGCAGATTCAAGACTAGATACACCTCGAGCACCAAAATCGTGCAACTTAAAATCAATAAGAGTAGGGTCACCAGTTTTCTCCAAGTAGTCAAGAATTATTTTGCGAATGGTCCAAGACTGAGTAGCAACAGTAGTTGGGTACCAGACGGCACGTAGTAGAGCAGTTTCCAAGTAAGTGGTAAGCCAGTAGCACTTAGGGTCTGTGTTCTCAATAGTTGCCAAAACGTTTTTAACAGGTACCACTGTGCCTTCAGGCACAGCACGTATAACGACAGGGAGGTAACCACCGTGTGCTTGTAGAATGTACTCCCATCCCACTCTGTTGAAGGGTTCGCCGTGAGCAGTGAGAATTGTGTCCGCAATATCAATATCGGCTTGTGTGATTGGCTCAAGTAAATATTCCTTAATGAAGGCTTGTAGACCGAAGAATACAGTTTGATCGTATCGACCGCCACGAGATTCAATATACGAATACACGCCAGTAGTACCAGCAGGGTATTGTTTGAACATACTGACTTTGTAACTATCAGTGTTAAGTAAGATGTTTTTTGCTAATTTCATGATAAGCTCCTTATCGCTTGTTATGCCTCATGTCTATCACGAGGACTTAGTTACAGTATACAACAACCCCATGTTATCGTCAACTGTTTTTGATGGACTTTCATCCAAATTCTACTAGGGTAACACTACCGCCACGGGCTGTCACGTGATCCGCAAAGTCTTCTATCATTGCCATGATTCGTACTTTATCACCACCGGCCAGCCCCATGCCAATATAGGGAAACCCGATATCCTGTTTGCCGTACTTCTCCATAAGTTTTTGAAGAATCAACTGAAAGCTAAGGTACTCAAATACATCAGCGTTATTACCACCGGCATTGAAGCCGTATTGTGTGTAAGCGTTGATGATTCTGAAAGTGCCCGTGTCATATGCTGTCCAGTTGCCTAACTTCATAATGTCACCCTTCTCAGTTTGACAATCTACTTCGTATGCTTGTGGATAGCGTTCGCGGATCTCACGAGCGATACCGCTACCCATTGTATTGTAACAGTTACAGCCTTGAACGATTACATCAAAAGCACCTGCTTCTGCTAAGTCAATCAAATTACCGCGTGTATGAATAAGCATTTCTAATTTCCATTTCTCTTTTGTATTTTTATATCGTATGTTATAATAAATATAGTATGCCTTACACATTGTACATCAAAGTTCATCGTAAGACCGGATTGAGATATCTAGGTCAAACTCGTCAGGACCCGTTTAAGTATACCGGTTCTGGTGTGGACTGGAGTGCCCACTTGAAGGAGCACGGTAATGATGTAGATACTATAATTCTTTTACAAACCTCCGATATTGATGAACGTAATTACTGGGGTCGTCATTATAGCGCCCTTTGGAACATTGTATCATCAGTTGATGATTTTGGCAACAGAATATGGGCAAATCGGATACCGGAAACTGGTGCCGGTAATCCTCCACCTAAACAGACTTCTACCCACAAACAGAACATAGCAAAAGCATTAACTGGCAAAAAGAAAACAGAAGAACATATTGCTAATAGCAAGGCTGCCAGAGGTGAATACAAAACGGTGCCAATTATTGTTAACGGAACTCGCTTCGAGTCCGTTAATGCGGCCGCGGCCGCATTAGGAGTTAAACATTCTACGATTTGTAATCGTTTGGCTGGCCGCAAGAAGCCATCCTCTCGATTTTGGGAAGTTAAGTACATAGATTAAATTCCAACCAATTCTTGAATGAGTTGATAGTGGTCTTCAAACATAATATCCGAAGTCACTTCCGATAACGGAATCCATTTAGCCTTTTCAGCGTCATCACTACCTTTTACTTTAGGCAACTCGCCATCAGGTAATTGAATATAGAAGGCATGGGTGATTATACGACCTCGCGGTGAGCGGTCAATGGCATCAAATACTCGACTTGCCTTAATGGAACCTCTCAGTACTGGAGCAGGAACTTTAATCATTGTTTCTTCACGCAACTCACGAATGGCTGCGTCCAATACTGTCTTATCGGTGTTAGCATTTACGTAACCACCAGGCAATGCCCATAATCCACGACCTGGTTCTGCACGGCGCTTAATGAGCAAGATGTGTCCACTCTGTACCACAACAGCATCAGCAGTTGAGAAGATAGGAGGATATGGCAAAGAAGCATATTGCTTTTTGTAAGTCTCCACGAACTCACGCTCACGAATGATTTGCTCGTATGCTGGCGTATCTTTGAATTAAATCAAAAAGTCATATGTACTTTGAGGAACAACTCCTTTAACGAATGACATATTAGCATTCCGCTTGAAGTACAAGTCACGAATATTAACTGCACTCAGTGGTTCGATTTCTTCTACCTCTTCTAACTCCCATTGAGGGAAGAAGTCCAAGTATTCGCTGGATTCGTCTTTCTTGTGGCCAATGATGCCGACTTTATCGCCAGCAGTAGTGTGCTTAGCGACCGCTTGTTGGACACGGACTGCCCATGCTTGGTCGTTGTAGATAGTATCAATGTTAGGCTCGATACTGATTTGAATACTCAGACCCGCGGTAGCGTATCGGATCATCTGAGCACGTTCCTCGAATGTGAACGGGTTTTTATAGGTACGTGGTTGATTAGCACTGCCAACGACAATAACTAATTTTTGGCAAAGTGCGGTGGCACGTTTTACAATCTCTAAGTGAGCATTGTGGAATGGTTGAAAGCGTCCAATAAGGACCAGTGTATCATATGGTTTTGACATCTTAAACTCCTTAAGATAGTTGTCGGATCAGCGTCTATCGCTTCTCTACGTTTATTTATCTCTATTGTATCAGGTTCTGAATTTTTGTCAATAGAAATTGGAAAAATACCACCCGAAGGTGGTATTTTTTACGGCTGCGTTGGAGCCTGTGGCCAGTTGACCTGTGGCACCACTTGTGTCAGCGTTGGTGGTACAGCACCGTAACCAGGGAAAGTAGTCGTTGGGTTGACTGCCTGTGCGCTGGTAGCATTGTCCTGAACTGGCTGAGTGAACTCAACTTCATCTTCGGGATCCACACCAACTTCGCCAATCACTTCGTAGCGGCAAGCACGACCCTTAGCATCGTTGTAGTCAGACGGAATACTCACAACGTCACGTGGGTTGATTTTCACAATCACGGTACGAGCACCACCGAAGTGACTCAAGTAAGAGTGTGAGCAGAAGTGTAGGCCTGCCGAACAAGTGTTGTTGCGGTTGTCGTCAACTTCGTTACGCTCCATCTCTACAATCTTACCAACACTATTATCCATAGTGCCACTGTGACAATCAAGGTAGTCCTCACGAACTCGCTTGTATGCTAGGAAGTGGCCATCGGGTGTGATCGGCAAGTTGTTCTTTTCCAAGAAGCCGTACAATTCGTTCACAGCTTGGCGAGATGGGTTAGTCATCAAGTTTTCCATAAACGCTACCATTGGCTCAATAGGGAAACCCTCTTGTAGCATGGCAATCATACGAGTAGCCAATGAATTATGAAGTTCTTTGTCTTTCCAGTAGAGTGTTTCACCCTTGATAGCGACATGACCCTTACCATAGTTCAATACCATCTTTTTAGGTTCGATGATATCTTTGACTGTTTCCCAGTCACCGGCTTTGATAGCCTCCTTGACACGCTCATAGGTGATGTGTGTCTTAGCGATAGTGTGCGGCTGATTGCCGATGATTACGGTAATGTTACTACCTTGAATCAGAAACGGATAACTCATTTTAAATTCCTTTTACTTGGTCGATTGCGTTGATATATTCGGCCACTGCTTCGTCAGAGGCACTCCATCTACTAATAGCACCCAGGAGAGGGTAGCGGGACTTCACAGCCTTCAGTTGATCCTTGTACTTAGCGATTTCAGCAGTAGGCTCAACATTTGTTGAGGTACTTACTTTGTATTCGCGGCACAAGTATTCCAAACTACTTTGAACTGAAGAGTCAATGTCTTTCACACCATGGAACTCACGATACATGGTAGCATAAGGACTATCGGCATTCAGGTCAGTAATGATACTAGTATACGTGAAGTATGAGTTAAAGTCAATACTTTGTTTGACCATTTCCATCACGCTCTTAGTTCCCAACTTGTTCAATTCAGCCACAACAAAGGTGTCCAAGTTGACCCAGTTAGTTTGCTCATTGACCCAGTCCATGTCGCCCTTACGAACGCCATACACCTTGTCGGTATGAATTTTGGCAGCCTTCAAGTGTGCTTGAAGTTGCTTGATATCTTGAACAACACCGAGAGATTGATAACCACTCAGCGGCAAGTAGTAGTAAGTCTTGTTGCTGTCAAACGAATCGGCAGTGCCAGCATCAGCCCAGACCATGTCAGTGTTGCGGTTGTAGTAACCACGACTACGTTCTTCGAGGTGAAGGATAGTAACGTTCTTACCCAACTTGCTTGACTTGCGCTCTTTATCTTGTAAAGAACTTGCCAACAATACACGGTCAGCGGGCGGATTGTAGATGCTTGCCAAGAATTGTGTTTTCTTGACTGGCTTAGTGCGGTCGTATGCTTCGACAACATATACCTTTTCAGTGTATGCGCTATCGATTTTTTTATTGCGCCAGTGATGCTTACTGCGCTCAAGGGCACCGATCTTAGTGTCGTTGAACACAAAGAACACATCCGAATCAACACGGATACGCCATTCAGTGTGATACGCATTAGTAGTGCGGTCGTGAACGCCGTCTGCTTTGTAGTTAGAGCAGGCTTGAGCATGGCGACTGCGAGAGAACGCACGAATGACGATGTTGTACTTTTCTTTCAAGACCTCAGTATTCAACTTGAAGGTATGAAGGGCATCCCAACGTGAGTTAGTACCTTTGTTGAACAGTGGGAAGTCAGTGTCGGCAACGTATTTGTCAACGGCGGCTTTCCACAAGTACTGGTCACGCTTTTTGCTCAAATAGATGGCACGTTCCCACAAGTTTTCGATTTTGTCAGCATCTTCGGTAATGAAGGTTGCCAAGTGTGCGTTGAGTTGCTCCAGCTTGCGCTTGATAGATTCAATCGTTTGAGGAATGTAGGACAGGCCTTCACGTGATGCTTGGAAGTCCAACTCACCGATTGCGAACTCCATGACCAAGTTACATTGTAGCAAGCCTGCTACTTCGCCAAGTTGATCGGCATTAGGCACTTCGATAGGGTAAGCAATGTTGCCCATGATAGCGTAACTACGGTTGCCGCCAGTGCCGTGATGTACACCAGGAATGATGTTTTCAGTTTCGTACTGTGGCTCTTCAAACTCAAAGCCTTGATAGCCAGTGATGGCGGGACGAACTGTAAAGTATTTGTAAACGGCACGTGCCTCGTCACGGAACTTATTGAAGTCGTAACGCTCAGTCACGGCAAACTTGACTTCAACACCATTGGCTTCGTCAGTTGCTTCCTCGAACATAAGGGCGATTGAAGGCACACCGCTGTCGTTGATAAACGCGGTATAGATACCCTTGCGACCGTCCTTGATAGCAGTCACGGTAAAGTTGTCGGTGTATGAGAAGGGAGATTTGCTACCGAGGCCAAGAGCACCAATGAACTCGTTAGATGTGGTCTTGGTAGATTCAAAGTAGGTAGTATAGATTTGTGTCACTTGGTCATGGCTCAAACCAGTACCGTAGTCACGGATAGAGAAGTGTGGTTCAAGTGCGGTAGGCAAGTGAACTTCGTAGGGCTTGTCTTGTG